CTGTATCGCACGTAAGTTATCACTGTCTGCGAGTAGCTTTTTGTTGACGTTGGCAACACCTGCCTCTGCGTGGTTTTGTGTGACAACATCTTGTGATGCGCGCTTGTCGAGTTTGCGACCGACCCAGTTAGAGATGTTTAGCTCGCCAAGCATCGAAGACGATCCAAGTGTCGGTGCGTTCTGTGGTAGTGTTTCACTACCGTTGAATTGGTTCATAGCGTTCATTTTTCTTCTCCATTGTTGATGATCTGACGTGCCACGGCTGCGGCTTCTTGCACTAGCCTATGTGTCTCCACAAACTTACGTTCTTCAACGGTAAGGATCCGCCCCCGCGCATCCCACATTAATTCGGACTTACCTTCACCCATCGGTGCGTTTATCGTTCGTACGTTCATTTTGCTCTCCATTATATGTTGTTGCCACAATGTGGGCAGGTTGCGGCTGCATCAGCAGCATCAGTTAAAAAAGTAAACGTTTGTGGGAATACGTCTGGGTGCTTTTTAGCAGCCATTACCATATCCCCTGTGAACCTAAAGCTACGTGTCAAAGCGTAGTTGTCCTTACTTATGTGGAAGCGCACGGCTTCCCGATCCATTGGTGCATCACGCACGAACAGTTCAACGGCATAATCTCCAGTCATTACAGTTCTCCTTTATCATTTTTCGTAGAAAACTTTGCCGCTTAGATCGTCTTGCGACCAGTTTGGATTTGCGGCTAGGAATGCTGACGCAGGTGTATCTCTACGGCCCATGACGCCTAGTATCCAACCTTTAGGATGCCAGCCGCACGTGCCTAGTGCGCCAGCAGGACGTACGAGTTTGGTGCCGTCACGCAGCGGGGTTACTTCTAATTCAATTTGCATACTTGTTCAGTCCTTTCAGATCAGCCTTGTTAGTTATTAGCGTTGCGCCCTGTTTGTGTGCGATAGGTGCAATGCACCATGACGCACGGTGTTGTTCGGCGCGGATGTCTCCGCAGTCGAGACAGAAGTTGTAGCCAAGTTGTCTACGACGATAGTCAAACTTTTCGCCGCACAGGTGGCAGGTCACTTTCTTTCTAGCCATTGTCACGTTCCTCCAGAACTTGCAGTGCGTGTTCGAGTGCTTCCTGTTCTTCGCTAATGCCGTAACAAGTGAAGCAATCATAATCGACCCATTGTCCGCCGATAGGCGTCTGGAGGTTAAATGTCGAAGATCCGTTCCATTCGATACGGATGTAGTCGCCGTTATGTTCTAGTTCCCAATACTTCATTCTGTTCTCCATCGGTTTCGGTAGTGTTTCACTACAATTTGTTTTGTTGGCGGGATTGCCGATTAGGGGGCGGTCGCCCCGACGTTGCGTTGTGCTGTTTACCACAACTTCTTATACTATAACATATATAGTGACAAATGTCAAGTTTTCGTGACTTATCGTTTATTTACTGACGCGGGACTATAATGTTCGTTTTCGTAACGGAATGTTCGTTTTCTGGTAGTGTTTCACTACAAATACGTTGCCAGAGTAAAGTTCGTTAATGTTCGTTTAGTGGTGTCTGTAAGTTATTGAAAATAAAGCAATGTTCGAAAGTTCGTTTGTTCTTGGGTTATGAGGGGAAATTTTGTGGGGATGTGGTGAAGCGAACAATCGCAAAAAGACGGGGCCTCGTATATAGGGTATCTTTTTAAATTGCGAACATTAGGAACATTAGGAACATTACTTTAAAATCAATAACTTATTTTTATGCAAAAACGAACATTATGGAACTTCTTTGCGAACATTATAAAATCCGCAATGCTGCTTTGAGAACTGGCATCAAAACGGTAGTGAAACACTACACTTTTCCACATGCAGTAAAAATGTGCTGCAGTAAAAATTTTCCGTGGGCCTACACACCACAACTTCTTTCTGTACGTTTAGTCTGAGGCGCGAAGCTGCTTCGAGAACTGGTATCGAAAAGGTAGTGAACCACTACATCTTTTGAGGCGCGCCGATTTAGATGCGAAGTGCGAAAGGCGCGAAGCTGCTTCGAGAACTGGCATCAATGGGGTAGTGAATAACTACCAAAATCAAGACACAAAAAAAGCCCCGAACCTTTCGGCTCGGGGCGGTGCGTTAGATAAAAAGTATCAGTAACGTGAACAGTGTTATTGCGTGGGTGGACGCAAAGTAAAACCAGCACGTATAGACAATTCCCCATGCGTCAATTTGTTTTCGTATGAGGCGTTTAATAGAAGCAAATCCTTCCATGCTTTTTCTCCGAATCGCTCGATTATATATTCTTTATCGTGAAGCAATTGAGAGCGCGGTAATCGCGCTCTCATTGCCAGTGTATATTTACTGACGTGCTGCATTAGCCAATAACCTTGATCAAGGCATTGAGGTTCTGAACCAAATCGTCGAGGTCCATTGACGTTTTGAACGTCTCGGCTTTTTGGATCTTTTTGACACAATCCGCCAAAGCGTCACGTACCATCATTTCTGGTGTACGTGTGCGAGTGTCAGCGCCCGCCTTGCCCGCCGCGATTTCCGCGTCGATTTCCTCTTTGACTTTGAGGGCGCGACCGATAGCAGCAACAATGGAATTTGGTTGCTTTGACCAGTACGAGCGGTTACGACCGTCAATGACTTTGTCACCCGCTGCTTTGGCAGTCATGGCGCACAATTCTGAAACGCCTTTTGGGAAACCGTCCATGATTGCCGCCTTGATAAAATCAAACGACTCCTGTGTCGCGGTCGATCCCTCGGATTTTGGGCTAATGCAGTCAGTGCTGACAAAACCGAAGCGCTGCATGGTTGCAACCATTGTGTGTTGCAATTTGTCGCCAGTCACGCGGTTGCGTGAATACTTGCTAATATCCTTAGCAACTTCATCATTGAGGTTTGGGGTATTGTGTTTTGTTACTGTCATGATTGTTCTCCAATATTGTGAGACAGTTTCAAGTTTAAATCAGGAGCGTTCATCGCCGCCTGACAAGTTGTTTATACGCAATTTGGTGTGGCTTGTCTTATTATCAGGCGCGCAGAGTAGTGAATCACTACCTTTTTAGCGCGTGATTAGTTTACCGACATATATTGACCCCACCTACCCCCCACCCCCCTCCGCAGCCGCGCGCGCCGCACAACTATATAATACTATTCCGCACAAATATTTTGCGTTTTTATCAAATCTGACTATGTTGCGAACATGGCTATACATATCGAACCCGAAACAGGGGTCGCAAAACGCACCCCACCCAAGATCAAAGATCTCGCAGTCAAAGCGAGTGCCGCTGCAAGAACAGCAGAGTTCCTGCATGAGAATGGTTTGGAAATAAAACCCAACCAAGAAGATAAGGACGTGGCGGCTGCACTGGCGGTGTCTTACGCGGAAGATCCAGACAAAACTTCAAAGGCTGCAACCCCCAAGCGGGTAGCCCACCTCACCCCAGCCACCCTGCTGATGACAGATCGCATCTTAAAAGATTTTGGTCATTCCGTAGTGAAATCGGCTACGCAGGTGCGACATCTTGTCACAAACAAGCTGATTGAAGAAACTGAGAACCCAGACCCACGGGTGCGTATCCGTGCGTTAGAACTGTTGGGCAAGATCAGCGATGTAGGATTGTTTGCTGAGAAAACTGAGGTTACAATAACCCACCAGACTACGGATGACCTGAAAGACAGACTGCGGGAAAAGCTGACAAGGCTTATAAACCCAGAACCCCACCCCGAGGTAGAAGACGCTATCATTGTAGAAGGCACTACCATCGACGTGGACAAGGAATTAGGACTAGATGACGACTAGCCACCATAGCCCTGCATCCGCAGGGGCGAGCCTCGCCGAAATCGCTGCAGGTATGGACTTCTCTCCAGAAGACATACAACACGTGCTGAAAAATCTGGACAGTTTCGCTCCTGAAGAACTGCAGGAGATAGACAAGATAGTGGAAGAACTTTCCACGAGAACCGCTAACCAGTCTGCGCATGATGACCTGATAGCGTTTTGTAAGCGGATGCAGCCAGATTATAAGGTTGGTAGGCACCACCGCATACTTGCGGATAAGCTGATGGCGCTGGAAGATGGCTCGTCGGACCGTGTATGCGTCAACATCCCACCCCGGCACGGTAAGTCACAGCTAGTTTCTATATTTTATCCAGCGTGGTTTCTTGGGCGTAACCCCGGTAAAAAGGTTATGATGGTGTCCCACACCACGGATCTCGCGGTTGATTTCGGTAGGAAGGTGCGTAACCTGATAGCTACCGCAGAATACAGAGAAATATTCCCAGAAGTTTCTCTGGCAGTGGACAGTAAGTCGGCTGGGCGGTGGAACACAAACTTTGGAGGTGAGTATTTTGCGTGTGGTATTGGGTCTGCCCTTGCGGGACGCGGCGCTGATTTGCTCCTTGTTGATGATCCTCATTCTGAGCAAGATGTTATTAACGGAAACTTCTCTGTGTTCGACAAAGCATACGAGTGGTTCACCTTCGGCGCACGTACTCGCCTTATGCCGGGCGGTAGGGTTGCCATAGTCCAGACACGTTGGCACATGGACGACCTCACGGGGCGTGTGACTAACGATATGGTGAAGAATGACCTCGCAGATCAGTACGAAATTGTGGAGTTTCCCGCACTTTTGGACGCCGAGGACAGCAAAGGTAAGCCGATAAAGAAGCCGTTGTGGCCTGAGTTCTTTGATTTGGCGGCATTAGAGCGCACAAAAGCGTCAATGCCCACGTTCCAGTGGAATGCACAGTATCAACAACAACCTACGGCTGAAGAAGCGTCAATAATTAAGCGAGAATGGTGGGGAATATGGCCTCACGACGACCCACCGTCCGTGGAGTACGTGATTATGTCGCTGGACGCCGCCGCAGAAAAGCATAATCGCGCCGATTATACTGCGCTGACCACGTGGGGTGTGTTTTTTAACGAAGAAGAGAACGCACGGCACATTATTTTGCTGGATTCTATCAAAGAACGGCTGGAATTTCCTGAATTAAAAGAACTTGCCATGCGAGAATACAGAAATTGGGAGCCAGATGCGTTTATCGTGGAGAAAAAGTCCTCTGGTGTGGCGATTTACCAAGAAATGCGGCGTATGGGGCTACCCGTACAGGAGTATACACCCCACAGGGGGACAGGAGATAAGCTTGCACGGCTTAATTCTGTAGCTGATATTATTGCATCTGGCATGGCGTGGGTTCCATCCACCCGATGGGCAGACGAGTTAGTAGAAGAAATCGCAGGATTTCCGTTTATGTCTAACGATGACCTTGTTGACTCCACAGTTATGGCCCTGATGCGGTTCAGACAGGG